TCAATCGAGCATTGCGATTGCTTGGGGTGCTTGCTGATGGAGAAACACCATCAGCATCGATGTCTCAAGACGGTTTAATGTCGCTTCAACAAATGATCGACTCGTGGAGCATTGAGCGACTCTCAGTGTTCTGCACCCAAGACCAAGTGTTTACTTGGCCTGCTGGTGAATACATCCAAACACTCGGCCCATCTGGTGACTTCGTAGGCAATCGCCCCGTGTTGTTCGATGACGCTACGTATTTCCGTGATCCTGGTACAAACGTGTCATTCGGTATCAAGTTCATCAACCAGCAACAGTATGACGGTATCGCGGTTAAGACCGTGACCTCCACATACCCGCAGGTCATCTTTGTGAACATGGGTTTCCCCGATGTCACAATGAGCATTTATCCACGTCCTACTCGGGACTTGGAGTGGCATTTCGTGTCTGTGCAAGAGTTGGATAAACCTGCTGCTCTTGACACCGTACTGCACTTCCCACCAGGCTACTTGCGTGCCTTTGCCTACAACTTGGCAATGGAGATCGCGCCTGAGTATGGTATTGAGCCATCACCTCAAATTCAGCGTATTGCGATGACATCAAAGCGCAACTTGAAGCGCATCAACAATCCTGACGATGTGATGTCGATGCCTTACGCTATCGTGGCTACTCGCCAGCGTTACAACATCTACGCGAACAACTACTGATGAAATCCCCTATCCTTGGCTCCTCTTATGTGGCACGCAGCGTCAATGCTGCCGACAACCGCATGGTCAACTTGTACCCCGAGATGGTTCCCGAGGGTGGCAAGGAAGCGGCGTTTTTGACTCGTTGCCCAGGCTTGCTGCGCAAGTCATCCGTAGGCACTGGTCCGATTCGTGGCATGTGGCAAATCAAAGGCGCAATGTACGCTGTGTCTGGTACAGGCTTCTACAAAGTCGAGGTCTATGGTCGCACACGCCTCAAAGGTACTTTGATTGGTACAGTCACAGGCACTGGTCCTGTGTCTATGTCGGACAACGGCACGCAGATCTTCATCGCCTGCAACCCTGATGGTTTCATCTACAACACCACCACCGAAGTATTTGCACAGATCACAGACCCTGATTTTCCAGGCGCTGTGACAGTGGGTTACCTTGACGGCTACTTTGTGTTCAATGAGCCAAACAGCTCTCGCGTGTGGGTGACTTCACTGCTAGATGGTCTGTCGATCGACCCGCTGGATTTTGCCAGTGCCGAAGGCAACCCTGACGGTTTGGTGTCTTTGATTGTGGACCACCGTGAAGCATGGTTGTTCGGTACAAACTCAATCGAGGTTTGGTATGACGCAGGTCTAGCAGACTTCCCATTACAGCGCATCCAAGGCGCTTTTAACGAAATTGGTTGTGCTGCCCCTTACTCGGTTGCAAAACTCGACAATGGCCTGTTTTGGCTCGGTTCTGATGATCGTGGACGAGGTATCGTCTACCGCGCCAACGGCTACACAGGTCAGCGCGTGTCAACTCATGCAATCGAATGGCAAATCCAAGAGTATTCCGACATCTCGGATGCCATTGGCTACACCTATCAACAAGATGGTCACGCCTTCTATGTGCTGATTTTCCCAACTGCTCAGACCACCTGGGTCTACGATGTGGCTACACAGGCTTGGCATGAGCGTGCGGGTTGGTCTAACGGTGAGTTTGTGCGTCATCGCTCCAACTGCCAAGTCGTATTCAACAATGAAGTGCTTGTTGGTGACTTTGAGAACGGCAATATCTACGCCTACGATCTGAACGACTACACCGACAACGGTGATGTCCAGAAGTGGTTGCGCTCGTGGCGTGCGCTTCCCACGGGTCAAAATGACCTCAAGCGTTCATCGCAGCACAACCTCCAGATCGACTGTGAAGCTGGTGTTGGTACAAACACAGGTCAAGGTAGCGATCCTCAAATGATGATGCGTTGGTCTGACGATGGTGGCCACACTTGGTCCAATGAGCACTGGTTGTCAATCGGTAAGATTGGTGAGTATTTCCGACGTGTCATTTACCGCAGACTTGGTATGACATTGAAGCTGCGTGATCGTGTATATGAGGTGTCTGGTACAGACCCCGTGAAAATCACTATCATGGGTGCTCATATCTACGTGACACCTACAAATGCCTGATCAACTAAACATAACCAACATCCCGTCCAATCGGATCGAGTTTATCGACCCGCGCACGGGTTTGGTTTCGCGTGAGTGGTATCGCTTTTTCCTGAACCTGTTTAATCTGGCAGGCGCGGGTAGCAACCAAATCACACTTGATGAACTGCAAATCGGTCCCCCACCACAACCTGATTCGGGTGGTGGTGGCGGTGGTACAGGTACAGTCACATCTGTAGCCATGTCTGTACCTACAGGCTTGAGTGTTGCGGGTAGCCCCATCACCACCAGCGGCACGTTTGCTGTGTCCTACGCCGCTGGTTATGCGATCCCTACAACCGCCAAGCAGACTGAGTGGGACACTGCTTACACAGACCGCCTCAAATGGGACGGTGGTGCCACGGGTCTAGTTGCCGCTACTGGCCGCACATCGCTGGGTGGTACGACAGTTGGTCAAAACTTTTTTACGCTGACGAACCCTAGCGCGATCACGTTTGTTCAGATCAACGCTGACAACTCCATCACCACGATGGATGCACCCACGTTCCGCACAGCTATTGGCGCAGGTACTGGTGGTGGTTCTGTCACGTCTGTGGATGCCACAGGCGGCACGGGCATCTCTGTCACAGGTGGTCCAATCACCACTAGCGGCACGCTGACCATCACCAACACCGCACCAGATCAAGTGGTGTCGCTGACCCAAGGTGGTACAACCACAATCACGGGCACATACCCCAATTTCACAATCAGTTCCAGTGATGCCTACACGGGCACAGTGACATCGGTTGGCACAGCAGGCACAGTCAGCGGGTTGACCTTAACTGGTGGACCCATTACATCGTCTGGCACGATCACCCTTGGTGGCACGCTGGCGGTCACCCCATCCAACTTCGCATCACAGACAGCCAACACCTTTTTGGCTGCACCAAACGGCTCTAGTGGTACACCTAGCTTCCGCGCAATCGTGGCGGCAGATGTGCCCACTTTGAACCAGAACACCACAGGCACAGCAGCCAACGTCACAGGTACGGTGGCCATTGCCAACGGTGGTACAGGTCAAACTAGCCAGACTGCTGCCTTTGACGCGCTGTCTCCTACCACAACCAAGGGTGATCTGATTGTCAGCAACGGTACGGATAACGTCCGACTAGGTGTGGGTACTGACGCTTACGTGCTGACAGCCGACTCAACAGCAGCATCTGGTGTCAAGTGGGCTGCTGCGGCTGGTGGTGGTAATAACATTACGGCACAGGGAATGTGGGAGAATGCACTCACAATCTCGTCAAACTACACCATCACATCGGGTAACAGCGCCATGTCTGCTGGACCCATCACCATTGCGTCTGGTGTGGTTGTGACAGTACCATCTGGCTCGCGCTGGGTTGTTGTCTAAGGAGTCAAAATGCCAGTCATCGCACGCAATTTAGTACCTGCCAAGTTCGTTGAGGATTCTCAGACGACTCAGTACATCGTGAGCAGCAACATCACAGCAACAATCATCGACAAATTTACCGCTACCAACGTCAGCGGTTCAACTGCCACAATCAGCGTCAACATTGTCACTGGGTCTGATACAGCAGGTGACCAGAATTTGATTACCAAGACCAAGAGTCTCGCTGCGTCTGAGGTTTACACATTCCCTGAGTTGGTAGGTCAGATCCTGCCAAATAGTGCCTTCATTTCGACTATTGCAAGTGCCGCCAATTCGATCAACATGCGGGTGTCAGGCCGTGAAATTAGCTGATGATGTCTGGGACGTGATCAAAGACTACGTGCTTCAAAGGCGCGGGGTGATCTTGCCAGACACTATTCGTGAATGGATGAATGAAAACTTAGAAATTACACCGTTCAATGGCGGTGCGTTTATTGCAAAAGGTAATGAGTTTGATTTGTTCGTTGTGCCTGAGAAACGTGGTAAATGGAACATTCGGGGTGAGATTACAAACTATCTTGAGACAATGGCAAAAGCCCACGATACAATCATTGTCAAGATTTATGACGACAATGACGCATCGTTGAGGCTGGCTAGATTTTTTGGTTTTAATGAAGTCAGCCGTGATAACGGTATGATTCGATTGGAGAAAAAGCATGGGTGATATTGTCAACGCAGGACCGCAGACTTATTAGGGATTGGTCCTGCTAGTAAGCAAGCCAATGCTGTAGAAGAATCAGCGCGAATTGGCGCAGGTGCTTCAAGTGCAGCAACTGCTGCACAGGAGCGCATGTTCAATCAGCAAATGGCTCTCCAAGAACCATGGCGTCAAGCGGGTCAAACCGCACTAAACCAACTCGCACCCATTGCTGCCAATTATCAAAAGTTTGGCATGGATCAATTTCAGCAAGATCCTAGCTACGCATTCCGTTTATCAGAAGGCCAAAAAGCATTAGACCGATCCGCTGCTGCCCGTGGTGGTTTGATCTCTGGTGGTGCGCTTAAAGCTGCACAGCGATACGGTCAAGAGATGGGTTCTCAGGAATACACAAACGCATTCAACCGTTATCAGACTGAGCGTAACGCACAACTGAACCCTTTGCAATCTCTTGCTGGTGTGGGTCAGACAGCAGCTAATCAGTTGGGTTCAGCAGCCAGCAATTACGGTACAAACATGGGTAATTTGGCACTAGGTGCTGGAGCAACCGCTGGTAATGCCGCAATCGCTCAAGGTAACATTCGAGCAAGTCAATACGGTACGATGGGTAGTGCTGCAAACACTTTGTGGAATAACCGAAATTTATTTAATAGCAGCGGTGGTTCTTTTGATGCACAACCTGATGCGTCTGGTGCTACGTCTGATCAGTACTGGTTGTAAGGAATAATCATGGCAACATCACTCATTGATTTCAATGCCCTGCGTCCCAACGCAGCCATGGAAGCCTATCAACAAGGCCAACAGAACCAACTCGCACAGATGCAGTTGGGTCAACAGCAGCAAGCTATTCGTGATGCTGAGGCTGAACGTGAGGCTTACAAAGGCGCTGCTAACTTCGGCGAGGTGTCACAACGCCTCATGAAACAAGGTTTGGGTAAACAAGCCCTAGCTGTCAGTGCTGCGGAAGCCAAGCAACGTGCTGACAAAATAGCATTGCTCAAAGACACCACGGCGTTGATGAAGAACACAGCGACTCAAATCATGGCTAATCCAGCAATTGCCAAGGAAGCGTTAGTCGCGTTTGGTCAACAAACAGGTACAGACGTATCGCGTGATTTAGCTCAGTTAGATTCGTATGCTGGTAATGCAGACGCCATTAAACAATGGGCTGCTGGTCATGCCTTGGAAGCTGACAAGCTGTTGCCTAAGTTTGAAAACTTGAATCTGTCGGGTGGAATTGTTCGTAAAGGTTACGATCCACTGACAGGTAAAGAAATCGCTTCTGGTGAAATGACACCCGTTGTTCCATTGCCAGCAAATGTGGAAGCACAGAAAACACGAATTTCTAGAGCAGGTGCTCCAACAGTAAACGTCAGCACAGAGAAAAAGTACAGTGAACAATTTGCTGGAAAGATGGCAGACACTGACATTGGAAAAATGACAGCAGCCGAAAAAGCACCCGAGTTGGCAGCTAACGCCAATCGCGTGATTGATATTCTTGGTCAAGGAAATGTGTTTACTGGCCCTGCTGCCGACATCAAGTTGAACTTGGCTCGTGCGTTGAACGTGGGTGGTGCAAACAATGATGAAGCGATTGCAAACACTGAACTGCTAATCTCAGGTTTGGCACGCAACACGCTGGGTGCAGTTAAATCTTCTGGTCTTGGATCAGGTCAAGGTTTCACAGATAAAGACTTGAAATTCTTACAAGATGCTGAGGGTGGTCGAATTACTCTGAATGCAGCCACATTGCAAAATTTGGCAGAATTGTCTCACAAGGCTGCGGAAGGTAGTGCAAACTCTTGGAACACTCGCGTGAAATCACTTCCTAAATCAGCCGTTGAGGGTACTGGTCTTTCAATAGAGCCAATTCAAGTACCTAAACGATCATCTGTTAAACCCGTCGGTGCAAATCCAAAACCTGCGGGTAGCGGTCAATGGGAGATCGTGCGCTAATGGAAACTCAAATCTACAAGGTGCGTGACCCTTCGGGGAACATTCGCGAAATCAAAGGTCCAGCAGGCGCAAGCGATGCTGATGTGATTGCGCAGGCGCAGGCATTGTTTGCAACCCCCGCACCTGTGGAAACAGCACCTGCGTCTAAAAAGAGCAGCCCGTTAGATTTCTTGTCAGCACCGTTTGAGATGGGTGCTAATTTGGCACAAAAACCCCGCGCTGAACAAGCAGCATTCATCGCACCTACAGTTGAAGCACTTGGTGCTGCTGGTGGTGGCGCGTTAGGATCTGCTGGTGGACCGTTGGGTACTGTTGCTGGTGCTGGTGTCGGCTACGCTGGTGCAAAAGAATTGATGCGACAAGTGTCGGGTGAAGCAAAGCCTGAATCATTACCTCAAGCAAGCACACGAGTAGTTGAAAATGCTTTGACAGGTGCGACACTTGAAGGTCTTGGTCGAGGTGTTGTTGGACCAGTTCTCGACAAAGCCGCTAAAGCCGCAGGATGGGTGTGGGATGCAGCAAGTGGTAGTTTGTTGCAAATTCGTGCAGGTAAAATCATGCGTGAAATTGCTGGCGCTGATTTGGGAAAAATCAAAAGTCTTGCATCAACCGCTTCACCAGAACTGACCGCTGCTCAAGCTGTAGCACCCGCCAAAAATGATCTTATGGCTGCAATGGGTGAACGTGCCGCAAATAAAGACGTGACTAATTTCTTTTCACGTACTGCTGCGCAACAAGAAGCTGCGCGTGCTGCTTCAATGAATGCTGTTACACCTGATGCTGCAACAGCAGCGTCGATGCGCTCAACAGCATCTGGACCTTTGTACGATGCCGCAACACAAGCCACAACAAAAATAAACACTGCACCTTTGGTTCAGCAGGTAGACGACATATTGGCGCGTAATCCAGGCAATCCTGAACTTGTGACAGCATTGAACAAGGTCAAGACGGGTCTGGAATCTAGTCAAAACGCAGAACAAGTGTCGTCTGTTCTGGATGGTTTAAAAACAGCACTCGCAACCAAAGAAAACAAATTTAT